TGGAGTTGGGCGCCAACGCGACAGCGATTGAGGCGTGGAATGCTGCAGCTGCAAGGATGAGCGTTTCAGCACAGCTAGCCTCCGGATCGCTCTCCAAGTTGCAGTTAGCACTCAATCTTGTGTTTGCTGCTATTGCAGGTTGGGAGATTGGGAAGTGGATGACTGACAACTGGAAGACGGCGGCTGATGCTGGAGTGTGGGCCGGGGCGATCCTGTCGAAGGTTCTCGCTCGTATCACCGCTTACGCAGAGATTGCGATGGTGGCTATCGGCAATATGTTTGAGCCGAGCAAAATCGGCCCTGCCGTGAGCGCCATCAAGAAGAAGCTCGAAGAAGAAATCACTGCAATCGACGAGTATGTCGTCGTACTTATGAAGGCGAATGAGAAGAAGTTCAGCCCGAAGGTGGATCTGTCTGACGCTGAGAAGATCAAGCAGCAGATAGCTGCGATCTCTGTCGAGCTGTCCAAGGCGACGACCGAGTGGAAGAAGAAGGCTGGGGAGATTAGTCTCTCTACATATACCGGGGAATCGAAGATTCGAGAGGACGCTGCGAAGAGAGTCCGAGAGGTTATTGAACCGCAGGAGAAGGAGCTCGCGGGGTACAAACGTCTCGGCAAGGACACGGTTGAGCTCGAGAAGACTATCGGCGCAGCTCGAAAGGCGAGCGCGGCTATTATGTCAGCTGAACTGCACAACCTGCATCAGGAGTGGAACCAGAAGATGATGGAGCAGGCGGCGGCTCACACTGTGAAACTGGTGGGACTGGAGGGGGAGCGACAAGCGATTCTGGATCGAATCAGTGGGAATCGCGCTGTAGTCTTCGGCGGTGATACCCCTCTCCTGAAATCACTCCAGACGGAAGTGGATGCCGTCAGGGCTACCAACCAGAAGTTGGAGAATCTGGTGGCACAGCGGGAAGGCATCTGGGTAAAACTCCGCGAAGCCATGGCTACCGGGAACGTCCCGGCAATAGATCAAGGGCGTAAAGATCTGGACGACAACCTGAGACAGCAGGCGAATACCAGACTGGGTATTGCTGATGCCGAGGAGAAGCGTCGGCTTGAAAATCTGCGGGCCAATCAGGCAACAGGGAAGCAGATTGGACTCATGGCGGAGGAAAGTAACAAAGCCATCCTCGCTTCTCGGTTGGAAGAAAATGAGAAGCGAATCGAGATTCAGCGTCAGTCCGGCTACCTCACGCAGATTGAAGCGGACAGGGATTTATACGAGATTCGGTTTCAGTATCAGGACAGTGAGCTTGCTCGATTGCTTCGCAAGCGGGCTGTCCTGGCGGCTCTTGAAACTTCCAATGAAAATATTCTTGAAGTTGAGAAGGTGTCCAACGATATCGCTGCCACGAGAGCGAAGTTGACGTCGTTGGAAGGGGATCAGGAGAGGATCCGGCTTCTTGAGAGACAGCGTGGAGCTTTGTACGGCGTAAGGGTAGGGTTGCTCGAGGTCGCTACGGCAGCTACCGATTGGGGTTCACAGATGAAGAACGTGGTGACGAAATCGTTCCAGAGTATGGAGGATGCTCTGATACGCTTCGTCAATACTGGGAAGTTGAGTTTCAAGGAGCTGGCAAACTCTATCATTCAGGACATGATACGGATTGCCATGCAGCAGTCGGTCACTGGGCCGCTGGCAAAGATGCTTGGCGGACTCACCTCCGGTGGAGGGGGCCTCACGCAGGCTCAATTCGAGACGATGTGGGTGGCACAGGGAGCTGCGTTTACCGGAGGGGATGTAATCCCGTTCCGTCGCGGTGGGGTTGTAGGTCAGCCGACGATGTTCCGGTTCGCGAAGGGGACCGGGATGATGGGGGAGGCTGGGCCAGAAGCAATTATGCCGTTGAGTCGTACACCTTCTGGAGACTTGGGCGTGAAGTCAGCCTCGCAAGGGCCGACGAGTATCCGTGTAGAGATCAAGAACGAGTCCGGAAAGCCAGTAGCGGCGAAGAGTTCCACCGCGTCGATGAACCTGCAGGAGATGGTCATCAGCATCGTATTGGATGGGATTGACCGCAATGTAATGGGCCTCGGGTCGGCCCTCGGGAGGTAGCGATGGCGTGGCCTACGATAGCCGGTCCGGATTACGGAAGTTCCGGAGAGATCTCTCGCCCCCAGATCCGGAGTGAGTTTGAAGGCGGAGCCGTATCTAGCCGTCCGCGTAGCACACGCGGCAGACTGAGATGGAAGATCTCGTGGGAGAATCTTTCCGAGGCGCACTGGGTTCTTCTTCAGGCTGCGTTCATCGCGGATCAGGGAACTTTATTCCCGTGGGTTGAGCCTGAAACCGGAGCAACGTACAACGTTCGATATTCCGAGGATACCATTCAGTGGACCTGGAATGCCTACGGCGTGAGGCAAGTCAGCGTTGGGTTGGAGACTGAATAGTGCCTCTATCTATATCATCCGTTGCGACGGCAGAGAAGAACAAGATCACGGCGAACTCCGTTTGGTTGATCGCCCTCGAGATCACCATCCCAGGGTACGGCGGCACAATCTGCATTGTAGCCAATAATGAAGATATTTGGTGGGCCGGAAGTCAATATACGGCGGCTTCATTCCAGGTTGATCAGATCGGGGAGGAAAGCAAGGGCGAGGTCCCGCGAGTCGATATTCGGATCAGCAATATCTCGCGCGTGATGGATTCTGTTGTCCAGCAATACGACGCATACGTCAAGGTCAACGGCTATTCTCCGGTGATGGTCAACATTTATTTGTTGAACTCACTGAACCTCGGATCAGCAACACCCGAAGTGAAATACGTTTTCGAATTGAAGCAGCCGAAGACGAGTCCGATGTGGGCTACGTTCACCCTCGGCGCTCCGAACCCGTTCATGCGCCGGTATCCCGAATCCCGAATGCTGAAGCATCACTGCCGGCACATATTCACGGACGAGAATTGCAAGCACCCTGGAGATCCTCTCGGCTGCAATAAGACCCTTGTACGGTGTCGTGCGTTAGGGAACAGGACGAACTTCGGTGGATTCCCAGGCATCGGCAGGGGAGGGCTAACGCTTGTATGAGATAGCAGACCTCATCGGGATTCCGTTCGTCGATGAGGGACGCGATCCTGCGACTGGGTTGGATTGCTGGGGACTGTTCGTCCTCGCGCAGAAGTGCCTCGGTAATATCGTCCCTGATTTCAAGGTGTCGTGCTTCAACACGGAAGGGATCACGGGGTTCTTCGAGATCGCCCGAGAGTCGTGGACTCCGGTGGAAGTTCCCGTCCCTGGTGACGCGGTTCTGATGACGCTGGACCCGTTCATGCCAAACATGATCCAGCACTTCGGTGTGTACCTCGGCAGAGGCAGATTCCTCCATACGCTGCAGAAGACTCATTCGCATCTGTCACGGATCGATGATCGATTCTACAAAAACAAGATCAGGGGGTTCTACCGTTGGAACCCGTAATCGTAACCTGCATCGAGAATCCGTTCGAACCGCACAAGTCGCGGAAGATCGTGCTTTTCGATCCTGGCATCACGATTCAGGAGCATGTCGCAGCGTTCTTCCAGACACCGTCTGAAGTCTCCGGATACGATGTCGTAGTTTCAGTCAACGGGACGATCCTGCCAGATGAAACCGCTCTGGCCTACGTTACCCTGCCCAGAGACTCCGTTGTCTTCTGTGCCGTCCCGAGAGGCGGGGGAGGAGGGAAGACCGCACTGAGGATCGTTGCGATCCTTGCGGTCATCGCCCTCTCCATCGCCGCGCCGTATCTCGCTCCGGCAGGCTGGGGAGCGCTGGGAACCACCGCTGCAGGCGCGACCTACGTCACGACGACCGGCCTCGTATTGAGCGCTGGCGTGATGGCCGCCGGATCGATGATCGTTAACGCACTCCTTCCCGTTCCAGTCCCGGATTTATCCGCATCGATGCAGGCGATCAGCACTTCGGCCACCTATTCTTGGGAAAAGTCTCCGAACTCCACGCTGGAAGGGAACATCCTCCCCGAGTTGTATGGGACGTGTCGGGTGACTCCTCCGGTAATATCGATGTACATCGATACATTCGAGAGCAAGCAGTATTTGAATATCCTGTACGCGGTAGCAGGGCATGAAGTGGATTCGATGGAAAGCCTTCGTATCAACGGAACTCTGGCCATCAAGGACGGTGTCAATATTCTCGGAGTCGGGCCTGCGGCCACCGATTACATCAATTTCACCGGAGTGACGCTGACGGCAAGGTCGGGGGCTGCAAGCCAGACATTGATTCCAGGCTTCGAGGACATACGCACAAATGTTTTGGTCGGAGCGAAGTTATCGATCAACTGGATCACGCGCGAAACGGCAGGGAACAACGTAGAGAAACTCGGAATAACCTTCAAGTTCCCGAAGGGATTATTTTACGCAGCGGATAACGGATCGCTGGAATTAACGACTGTAGATATTCAGGTCGAACAACGCGACGTAACGAATGGAGGGGCGTGGACTCCGGTCACTCAACTCGTTACAACCTCTGGGACGTCGACGGTAGGCGCTTGGGGCATTGGATACTTTGACCCGAGCGCTGGCGTCTGGGTTTCTTGTGGCATCACCGGCGAATCCAGCACGGCGCACAGCGACAACGATATCGTCGGCCCGGAATACATGAACGAGCAGTATTTATGGGTGTACAATCCAGACTTTCCCACTTCGTACCCTGTCCCCTATCTCGTGTTCAAGTGGTTCAATATGGGAACCGATATTCAGGTAATCACTTCCCCCCTGAGTCAGAACGCCCATCGCTTCAGCGGCGCGCAGGCCACTCCCCTCTCCTATTCTGTCTGGTTGCCGATTATGTCCGCTGGATCGTGGGAGATGCGAGTGAAGTTTCTGAACGCCCCTGAAGCGACGTCACGTTACGGGAACGATGTGTACTTCGAAATGTTTACCGAGGTCGTGATGGGGGACAACCTCACGTACCCCGGTGTCGCGACCCTTGCGCTGAAAGCACTTGCGACTGATCAGTTGTCGGGCGGATTCCCGCGAGTCGATCTGATCGCCAAGCGGAACACCATCCCCGGACCAGCCGGAACTCTGCCTGCATCGAACCCAGCGTGGGCTTGTTACCACATCCTGCATCGCGGTGGAAAGAGTATCGCAGCGGACCGTATCGACATCAATGCGTTTACGAATTGGGCTGACTGGTGCGCGTCGACTTCGGCGGCACCTTTGGAGAAGACAGCGTACGAATGCCATATCTATCTTGATTCTGTCTTCTCCGTGAAGCGTGCGATGGATGCCATCTCCATCCACGGTCGCGGATCTGTCGTTCAGGTGGGGTCTGGATATACCTGCGTTGTAGACCGCCCCGAGGACATAGCCGTTCAGCGGTTCTTGTTCGGGATGGGGAATATTCTCAAAGACACTCTGTCGATTGAATACCTGCCGATGCTGGATCGGGCGAACAGTCTCGAGGTGACGTACTTCGATGCGGAATATGATTACGAGCGACAGACGGTTGAACTCAACGCGCACAACTTCGACACGACGGAACAGGAGACTACGAAGGCTTCCGTAACGCTGTTCGGATGCACCTCCCGACTGCAGGCGATTCGGCACGGGATATTCATGCTGAACTGCAATCGCTATCTCACGCAGACAATAACATTCGACGCGGATGTGGACTCCATCGCTTGTATGCCAGGAGATGTGATTGAGATTTCGCACGACGTCCCGAACTGGGGTGAATCCGGAAGGATCATTTCAGGGTCCGCAGGCGGAGCGGTACTCGACCGTGTGGTGACTGGAAATATCATCATCGTTCAACATATGGACGACTCCCGCGAGGAGCACGGGATTTCCGTCGACGGCACGAGCATCACCCTCGTCGGGAGTTGGGCGACGGTCCCGGAATCCGGCGCGAAGTACGTCGTTGGAACTACGCAGTACATCACAAAGAAGGCCAGGGTCATCAAGATCAATCGCTCTCAGGAGATGCGCCGGCAGATCGTGGCGCTGGAATATGTCGAAGAAGTTTACATCGACAATGCAGTCATCCCGCTTCCGGTTGTTCCGCCGCCAGTCGGTCCTCCTGGTGGTGGTGAAGGTGACGGGCAGACATTAGCCATCCAGAACCTGCGTGCGGCGGAGGTTTATCTCGGAGGAACAACGACGACCGTCAACCTGACGTGGACCGGTACGTCGTTGAACTTTTTCATATGGCAGCAATCGCCTGGCACGGCAGTGTTCACCGGGATCGCATCGACTCCGAATCACGCTTACACCATCGCCGGACTGTCGTATGGCGTTTCGTATTCCTTTACCGTATCTCCGACGCAGAATATCGCGGACGGATTGACCGTTACAATAGCGTTGTACGGTTCTGTGCCCCCTCCCGACGTGATCATCCCGAATCCAGACCCGCCGACGAATCTGGCGGTGCAGTACGTGAAGTTGTTCGAGGTTGGCTTGGGCTGGACGCCCCCGACGAGCCTGTTCATCACCGGAGTTGAAATCTGGATGGGAACGACGTCCACTCTCGGGGCTGCCGTGCAAGCAGGGTTGGTAATGCCAACCGCCAATAGTTTCGTGAAGACTGGGCTGACGTTTAATACTCCGTACTATTTCTGGGTGCGGTCCGTCAATTACAACCTGAACAATCCTCTTTACAGTACCTGGGTAGGACCGGTGGAAGCGCGGACGTCTGCTGATCCCGGCGAAATCATCGGCACTCTGATCGGCAGTATCACCGAGAATGAACTGTGCCAGGACTTGCTGACGCAGATCGAAGGCGGTCCGGACGTAGATGCTCTGCTGGCCCGCATGACGGAAGCCGAGGCGGACATCGTAGCAGCGGAAGCGGCCATCGCACTGCTCGCAAGTATGGATTTGACGGAATGGGAAAGTCGACTCGCCGATGCGGAAGCGGCTCTCGCAATCGCACAAGGAGATCTGGCTACCGCGATTATTGCCGTTGACGCAGCGGAGGCAGAGATTCTTCTGCGGGCGACGATAGTCGATGTGCAAGGTGTTGCCTCGGATCTGTCCACCGTGACAGGGCGCGTGTCAAACGTCGAGAT